GGTTGGGCTACCAGCACCTGTAGTCGTAGAAACAGCACGAGGGCAGTCAAGTTGCAAGCCTGTTGTGCCACCATATGTGGTTACTGATGTCACCCCTGCGCCTGCGGCAAGCGTAAGCGTGGTAGCAGTTGTAATGACAGCGGCAACAATATTGGTTGTCAGTTTTGGTTGTGGCACAACGTCCCAAAAATAAATGCGACCTAGTGGGCCAACACCTACGCTCATTGGAGACGGGTTTTGCAAGAAAGCATTACCAGAACCAACGATTGTGGAGCTTGCTACGGTTTGTGAAGCGCTTACGGTGTAAGTGCCTGTGCCGCCAGAACCTGTACCAAAAGCAGTAATATAGGTTCCGTTAGTAAGCGACGTTGAACTGTCGATAAACATACCAACAGTAATTGGGTCACCAGAAAGCATTTCAGTGACTGTTAATGTAGTGGTAGCAATTGAGCCAGTAAAAGTTGAAACAGTAGGGTATGCATCTGTACCCTGAACAGTAATAGCGGAACCTAGAAATAAATCATCTGAAAATTGAGGCATTGTCTTCTCCTTGAAAAGCTTGACAAATAAGTAAAAGCCAGGGGCCGAAACCCCTAGCTAGGTTTAGATACCTGCTGTACCGTAAACGGTACGTGGGTCAGTCCAACCTGGGATGTAACGCTCAGTAGCCTTGTAGCGCATGGAGTCGGTCTCGAAATCACCTTCCATGGACTTCTCAAGAGCACGACGCATCATCAGCTGTAAGCCAACTTTAACGTCAGTCGACACCCACCATGCGGTAGTTGAAGTCAAACGAGAAAGGTTAGCTTGGCCGCCACCTAACATACCCATTGACTTAACTGGGTTGATGTCGTTGTTGGCGTTACCAGCACGAAGGACGGATTTTAGCAAAACTTCTGCTTGGAATACGTTTGATGGGCCGACAACCAGCTTTTCAGGAGTCAGACGAATACGCTTACCGTTGTTGTCAACAGCATTGCGAATCTGAATCAAGATCTGCTCAAGTGATGTTTGCGACAACGCTGCTGCAGTCGATAACACGTTCGAGAAAGTACCTGTAGCAATCGGGTGGCTAGCATTAACCAACGACACGCCGTCGCCACCTACGTATGCACCACCAGTGAACGAACGGTTCAGAATATTGGCACACAAAGTTTCTTTAGTTTCGATCAGCGATTGCGCCAAGTGCTTAGCGTAAGTTTGACCGATAGAGATGTGATCACCATCTTCAACCAAAACTTTGGTAAGAGCAAATGCCAAACCATAGACTTTGTAAACATAGCGTGCATTGAACAGAACACCACCAGATTGGTACGTTACTGGCATGCCATCAGGCAATTCAGGAGCAGCACCAAAGCCATACAGCACTGGCTCTTCGTGGTAGTTACGTGGAATACCTTTGCGCTCGTTAAAAACTTGTTTCCATTCATCAGCACGTTGGTCGTAAATACCATTAAACTCTTCGTTCAGAATCGGCTCAACGATCGAACGGAAGTCAGTTGAACGCATTGGAACTGCGCACATTACAAAGCCAGTATTTACCAATGAGGCAAAAATGGCATCGTGCAGGCGTAGACCTAAGTCTTTGAAAAAGCCGCTAATCTTATTGAGCGCGGCAAATAGGAACTTATTCATAATCCGCTCTCCTTAGAATGCGTTAATAGTAGCAACAAACTGATGCTCAGAGATCTCAACTTGGCAGATCACATAAGTATCACCGAATGCGTTATCTGGACCGGGAGTAATACCGATTAGACGCATTTGAGCTGTGCTTGATGTTGTAACAGTACCAGTATCCAATACAACAGCACTCAAACCAGTGGTTGTTGAACCAGCAGTAATTGTGCCTGTATCGTATTGGTTGCCAATATTGGTAATGTTAACAGCAGCATTGGATTGAATCTCATACACAATGTACGGATCAGAAGTTGCATATGCAACAATGTCTGTGCCAACTTGGCTAGCAGTCCATTTGTTAGATACACGACGACGACCGTCAGCGTCTGTGAACTCAACGCCCATGAAGGTGCCAATGAACGGGTCACCAATTGCTGCAGGTTGCAATGTGCCGTTAGTGCCGATCTTCACTGGCTGATACTGCAGCAAACCTACGCTGTAGTTATCGACCAATGTAAACGCTTGTGGGCGCACATAGCCGCTTGGGTGGTACACGGGACGTAGCCCGAATGGTGCATTTACAGTATTCGACATAATATTTCCTTATGTATGTCTATGCAAAAATCTGTTCACACAGTATTCAATCACTGAATACAGGGCGCCCAGCGCTCTTTCGCAAATCCTGCATGCCATCACCCTCGACCAACTGACCGCCAAGACGCTCAGCTTGCTCACGCAAACCTTCAGTCATAGCGACTAGCTTCTCATCTTCTCGCGCTGGCGCATGAAAGTGAGCTTCTTCCATGAACATTCTATAGAGTTTCATCGGAAGTTTAAATGCTAGCATCTCATTGACCCCAATGAATCCTGCATACTCGCCAGTCTTCAATGTCGCGTATTCCCAACCGGGCACGTCTGAAGGCTTCACGGCTTCATATCCTAACCTTATACGGGTTTGGATTGAATCACGAGGATTCATGGTGGTCAACCAGCATGTGTGGTAACCGGGTATTTCTGGCAAATCAGGTAGCGAACTTTGAAAAAATTGCTGCCTAAACATTTCAACGCGATCATCATCAGATACCTCACGATTTTCTTGGACTTTGCGGTCTTGCATGTCCCTTGAAATACGGGCTGGATCTGCGTTTCTTTTTAGACGTTCATCACTCATTTCTCACTCCTTATCAGCGAGTTGCATTATTATCACGATCCCATTGAGCAAACGATTTCAAATATCGTTGGCGCTCTTTTGGGTCATCCCAAACCCCGAGATCGATCAAAGCTTGTTTGCGATCAGGGGAAATATATACTTCATTACGACCAGCTCTAGGACTGTCGCCACGGCCGCTCCCTATAGGCGGGCCGCCACGCGTTTTAGTAGAAAGTTGTGCATCCACTCTTTTGTCCAGTTCTCGCCAATATTCCAAACTGTTTGGATTATATCCTTCATCTGCGAGACTTTGATCAATCTTTAAAACTTTTTTAGATTTTTCATCTCCGCCTTCGGGATCGTACCAAGAATTCATCTTCACCCAATCAGCTGCCAGCTTAGAAGCTATAGGCATTTGATCAACCGGAGGCTTATTCATTGGCCTTGGAGTAAGGTTAGGAGCCTTATGCTCAAGTTGCTTTTTGTGCATCTGCATCTGATTAGCTTTAGCCATGGCGTCATCACGAATGCGCATAGCCTTGGCAACATCAACACCATTACCTGCTTCTACTGCTTGAGCAATAATGTGTTCAGCGGCGCGTACTTCATCAAGAGCATCTTGAATCTTAGTTGTTAAAGAAGTTACGCTATTTTTGTGTGTATGGTTCTCAACATTTTGAACACGGCGCATAAGTTCTTCATTTTGCTGACGCAAAAAGTTGAGCTCGTTCTTATCACGTTCAATCGCTGCTTTACGACGCTGAGCACGTTCCGCTTTTTCTTCACGACGCTTACGACGCAAATCTTCACGGTCATTGCTATCCGCATCAAGACGACTATCTTCTTCATCGTCATCATCCTGCGAATCAGCTGCTCTAGCATCTTGTTCCGGAGTATCTTCAACAATGACATATTGCTCTTTGTCTTTGTCGTCACCATCGTCTTCATGCAAGACATCTGCTTTATTATCTGCCACGATCAGCTCCTTTCAGCTGTTAGATAAATGCTCTCATTTTAAGAGGGTCACCAGTGATCAAGCCTCGAATATCCAAGTCATTAAACATAACAAACTCGATTTCTTCATCACCTAATTCTACTGTCCAACGATCGCCGCCGTACTTTGGTACGCGAACAAAATCGTTTTCTTTGCACCATGCGCCTTCCGGCCACATCTCCATAGTGTTGCGATTACGATATGCTAAGGGCCCAACAGAAACAACACGAGCTACTTGTGTATTGCTTGACTCTGTTTTGCGTGCTTCTTCAGGTATATACAACCCTGCTTTTGTTTGCGACTTAGCTCTACGTATTTGGACTACAATACTTGAGCCAAATGGCCGAATACCGCAATCAACGATTGGAAACGCGTCCTCGATTGAGTCGTAGGACATTTCCATCGGTTTTTCTAATAGCATTCTCTTCTCCTAAATGCTGTTACAATAAATCATCATGTCTGTCTTGATCTTTCAACACTTCATTGACGATACGAATTGCCGCTTCCAAGCCGGCGTAATAGCCAATTCTTTGGCCATATAGATACACAACATCCTTATCTTCAGAAGGTGCTTGTGTTAAAGCTTGATGCGCAGCAGAATCTTGCTGCTCCTTGAGCTTTGCAATAATTCGACTAATCACATGCCGCCTTTTGGTGTTTTGGCTTCAAACGATTTCATACGAGTTAAGTTCTTTGCGTTGCCGTCAGGAATTGGCGCTTTAGGGGCTGGATCTTTGCCACTGCCACCTTGCGATGTTGGGTAGCCTTTGCCCATTGCCATTGCTTTGTGTAATTTAATTGCTTCCATAATGCTTCTCCTAGTTAGGGTTAATGCCATGCCCAGTAGATAGGGCAATTTTTTCGCCTGATTGAACTTCTAACGCTGCCAATTGCTTGGCTGTTTGATTGTCTTGCTCATTCATATACACTCGAGCTGAAATTTCAGCATTTGAACGCTCTGTTTCAGCTTGCTCACGCATTTGCTCACGTTGCAGCTCCGCCTGTAAGCGCTGAATATCTGTTTGTATGCGTTGCGCAGCTGTTTGCTGTTGCGCCTGCATCTTTTGCGCCTCAATTTGTACTTTTGCTTGATCAGCAGCAGTCTTACGTTGTATTTCTGCTTGCATCATGCCTGTAGCTGGGTCTTGAGGCATTGGCGGACGGAACTGTTGTAGTAACTGTATGGCCTGTTCTACAACTTGTGGTATGGCACCAAGTGTTTCTTGTGCCTGCGCATTAACTGATTGGCTTGCTGCTGCCAACATCTTATCAAATTCTTGCTTTTCTTCTACAGTTGAATCTTTCATAAGCTCGGATATATCTGTACCTGCTGCATCTGATGCAGTATCTACAATATGATTTACGTACCAAAGCACTACATGCTCTTTAATGTTACCTAAAAGAGCAGGTAAAGCTACTGAGCCTACCAATCGAGAAGCGCCAAACACTGGGTTAAGCATAAAATCAAGGTGTACTTGCAAATGAGCCAAGTGATCTTGCTCTGGGAAGGCTGCAATTGGTCGACCAAGTGTTGCAGCCAAGTTCTCATTGACCGCATTCATTTCTTGTACTTCAGGCTTGGCTACCAATAGGTTTTCGTAATCAGGTACCTTCAATTGGCGAAGGTACATCTCTTCTACTTTATATGGGTCATACAGTCCGGGCTTGGCGTCTGCGCGTTGTACAACAGCCATTGTTTGCGCAAACCGTTGTGTATCCGTAGAAATATTCGGATCACTAACCGGCATTACATTAGGTGGGCCTTCAAAGTCTGAGCGGTAGGCTAGCAATTCGCCTGTATCATCGTAAATCTCTTGTTCAGTCATATACATCTTGTTGATGCGATATAAGAGCTCAAGAACTCTACCCATTGCATCATGTATACGGCCATGAATTGCATTGAATACCACCATGCCTTGCTCAATGCGAGCCAGTGTGGTACCTACAGGAGTATTAGCATTTGAATCTGCCAATTCTTCAAAGGTGGTGCGTACAACGGTATCAGCAGCGTCAATCATGAAGCCCATCAACTGGAATAGCACTGGGCTTGGAGGATTGAATGGCATAGGCATCATAACTTTGCGTATATCATCCTGCCCAAAGCTGCCTTCAATCTCATGTACTTCTGTTGGGTCAATACGATCTGTTTGTCCGCCTGACCCGCCTTTAAGCTTTAATAGCCCTGGAAAGTTATTGATATGACCTGAATCAAGCAACGCCCGTAATGTTCCTGTTGCTGCTGCAGATAGTCCACCAATCATATGCACAAAACCAATTGGGTAAGCACCACGCCATGGGATCATAGGAAACTCAACCATGTGGTACATCTCATCTTGAAGCTCGTCGTCTTCTTCCCAATTACGATAGATGGATAATACTTTCTGAGAATTCTTATCAATACTTATAACGTATGGTGATACTTCATCATTAATGTCGTAGTAAACGCAAGTTTCGAATATTGTACGTAAACCATCTTGGTTGTATGTATCGGCGTTACGACCTTCGATCTTATCGTTAGCACGCTCTGACTTGGTAGGCTCAGGCATCAACGACACTATTGGAAGATCAACATCACGGTACATGCCTGATTGCACACGTCGCTGATACTCAAGCTTGGTGATGTATTGCACATGGGTTTTGCGCTCAGCTGTATAGAAGTTAGTTGCTGCATACGGTAAAAGTACGTCATCAACTGATACAAACAAAGGTGTTGGTCGCTTACGTCTTGCATCCCAAGTCAACTTGAGGTATTGCACACCTGCCAATGGAACCTGCGTTGATAGTTGCTCAAGCTCGGCGCGGAAGTCTTTCATTTGGCGTGTCATCTGCCAATTCATAAACTTAGTAATGCGCTGCGCTTTCTCAAACTTTTCTTTGGTAGGCTTACCAATGATTCGTTCTTTGGCTGGGCCTGCAGTGGGGAAGATCTCTTTCATAACTCGTGAACTAAAGTCCACGCATGCTTTGGTTAGCATTGGGTGTACAACCTTTGATGCACCTGTAAAAGCTGCGCCACCGGGCGCGTCTTCACCTAAGCCTGTGCGACGTAAACCTTCTTCGTATTGCTCATCACGTCGCTTTCTTGATTCTTTATCTCTTTCAATAAGGTCGCAAATATTTGCTCCTATAATTGCCAACTCAGATTCAGGCATATCTTCAGCCAAGTTAGCGTAAAACTCGCTTTGGCCGGGTGTTGGTGAATCATCAATGGTGACCATTGCGCCACCATCTTCAGTATCGCGGACGTCTGAATCTTCTTCTTCATACTCCAGCATCTCACCTATTGCTTTTTCTTGCTCATTTGCCATAGTGTTCTCTTATGCAGCGTAAGGGTTGGAATGTTGCCTAGGTTTGCGTGGTGTATCTTCTTTTAATGGCATTGTTGTTGATAACATATTCTTGTCGCTAATCAATCTAATTGCCTGTGTTGCTGAATCCATTAAGTCGTCATGCTTAATAGACTTATCACCGGTGTAACTGCATAACTGGCTTATAAGAGGCTCCGCCCAAGTCTTTGGTTGTCCTGCTCGTTTCTCGGATTCTACAACCCAAATGAATCCATGTAAAAACAAATGTGAAACTGCGTGCAATCTAGTTAGCTTATCAGCACGTCCCGGGTTATAAGGGTAGGCCAAAATGTCTTCACGAGCTAGGATCTGGCGCAGACTTATGCCTGACCCTTTATCCTCGATCAGGCAAAGATCAGGCTTACGTCCTACCAAGTAAGACGACTTAGGGCCAAGTAACGGCTTAATCATTGGCACTTTATCGCCATCGCCATATTGAGTCCGCATCTCTTCTTTAACACGATCAATCAGATCTGGTAAGCCAAGCCGTTCCTGCCAACAGTCAAGTAACACGATGGCTGGCTTTTTCTCATGTCTGAATAAGCCCCAAACGCTACAGGCTGAGTAGTCTGGGTCGCCTTTTTTCTTATCACGAGTTTCCTCAGTGAACGCAGTATCAAGCGACATAACGATGTATTCGAACTGAGGTAGCGGCTTGGTTGCAGGCCACAACTTAATCCAATCACGTTTAATGATGCCTTCTGATTCGGGGTCAAGGATCTCAGCATGAATCTCTTGGCGACCAATCTTCGTGCCCTCATACTGCAAGATCTGCTTTTGGAATGTTGGTGCTAAGTTGTGAATGTTATCGTATGTTGACGCAATAGTAACTGTAACGTCTTTACCTTTACGCTTGGTCAGGTCGACAATCAAAGGCTTTGGTCGTGGTGTGGTGGTGCAAATGAGCCGAGGCTGCATACCTAATCGAAGGCCAAACTGTAGCATATCCCATGCCTCATCAAGGTACTCCCACGCAGCCAACTCATCGAGCCAGCCTCCATGGAACTGCGGACCTCGGAATCGTTCCGGTTCTGATGCTGGGATGCCTTTAATAAGGGAACCATTGATAAGCTTTATCTCATGCAATGACTTGGTGTAGTTTGCAATAAGGACTTGGGGTATAACATTAAGTAGCCCTGAGTCGCCTTCAAAGCATACATCACGAACATCGCCTGATGTTGGTGCTGATACTAACCATCTTGTATTCGGTGCTGACCAAGCCTCCCACCAAGTCCATTCAGCTGCGCACCGTGTCTTACCTGCGCCTCGACCAGCCAGTAGAAGCCAAGTACTCCACCAATCGCCTGAAGGAGGGACTTGGTGCTGATTGGCTGTGATTAACCATTTGAGGCGTGCCTGCACGGCAGCTTTGTATTCGGGAGGGAGCTTATTGAGATCAGGCCCACTCTTAAGTCTGCTTGCAACGTGGCTACTTATCGCTGGGCTTAGCATTTGCTTGCCTCATAGCAAGGAGCTCATTCAGCAACTCGCCTGTGAAGTCGTGAACATGGTCCACTTCAATTGGCCCATCGTTCTTGCCTGTGAGCTCAACTTTTGAGTTTTCACGATACTGTTCTGGGAACCGCGCCGCCATGCTTCGAGACCAGAGTCCGGTGTTGATCTTTGGCCCACCGGGGAACTCGATCATGTGATTCTCTGCCAGAGCTTCCCAGTAAGCTAACGAATCTTGACGTGATATTGCCAAGGCAGCCCGAAAATCTTCGTGAACAGCTTCCCATTCTTTCAGATTGTTAGGCGTGATGCCAAGCTCTGAGGCTATAGCCCAACGTGATTTGCCAAGCTTACCAAGCTCAACAACCTTCTCGCAAAGAGCAGGGTCGTACTTGGTTGGGCGACCAATAAATTTGCCGTTTTTGGATGGTGTTTTTGTAGTCATGTGCGGATTGTAAACATAAAATCGATACGTTGTAAACTTAATGCAAGCAGCTGATCGGGTTACAGTAAAAG